GAGAGGCTTATTGACTGCTTACTGAGCTCTCCGACGGCACCATTTACAGGGGTTGAGGCCCCGAGGAACATCGACACGCAAGTAAACTTTTGAGTCCCTGCGGTCGTGGTGTTTGAGATGATGAGCTGAGTGGTGCCGGTGCCGACATTTGCGTAGAGCGTGTCGAGGACCGAGTTTGTCGCCTGGTCATTGTTGAGCTCGAGAGTGACTGAGAGATTTTGTAGGCCGCCTGTGTAGACATGACCTGTTGCTCCCATTGCTGTCGTCTCGATTGAGTCCTTCTCGTAGTTGAGAGTGACTGAGGTGACATAAGCGGAAAGGTCTACGGCCGTTCCGCCTGTTGTTGGTGCCATCGTTACCGATGCGCCTGTGAATACGAATACTGCCATTGTTAGCTCTTTACGATTGAGCCACCGGTGAAGGTGACGGATTGCTTGGATAGTTCGCCGACGGCTCCGTTGACTGGAGTTGAGGCGGCGAGGAACATATTTGAACAAGTGAAAACCGGCAGAGGGCTACCGGAGGTCGCGTTCTTAATGACGAGAGTGTTTGAGCCTGAGCCGACTGCGCTATAAAGAGTCTCGAGGACGCTTGCTGCGGCTTGGTCATTGTTGAGTTCAACGGTGACGGAAAGGTTTTGGAGGCCTCCGGTCATTACATGGCCAGTCGCTCCCATTGCGGTTACTTCGACGGAATCCTTTTCATAATTGACTGAGATACTTGTGACATAGGCGGAAAGGTTGATTGTGTTGATTGTTAAAAATGCGTCGGTAAATACGAAGACGGCCATGGCTTAGTCCTTTTCTTTGGTTGTGGGTTTTGTTACGGGTTCGACGATGCCAGATTCGACGAGGAGGTCGATGTCTGCCGGTGCGGCGATGATGTCTTCGTCTGTGATGACGGTTCCAAGAGCTCCAAGTGTGGAGTTTTCGGAGATGATTTTGTAGCTAGCCATATATGTCGACCTCGAATCGGTAGGCGGTCATTTCTACGCCTGATACTACTACCGAGCGGGGTAGAGCTTCGGTGACTTGGCAAGTGGAACACGCGCCACCAAGTGTGCGGTCTGATTCGATTGCTGCGACGACGCTGGACGCTCCGGTTGATGCCAGGTAGGCGTCTAGGCGGTCTTGAGATGAGCGGTCTGACATTCGTCCCACAATAACGAGGATGAAGCCTTTGTAGTAGTCGATTCCGGATGTTGTCATTGACATTCCGTAGGTAATTTCTAGTGGTTCAACGACGGCAGCTGGAGGAGCGAGCGAGTCTGGGACATAGTCAAAGCATCGAAGGCCGGTGATGGTGTCGAGGGCTGTTGTGAGGCCTTGGCGGACTGATGTTGGGTTCACGCGAAGAACTCGCGGCGGTATGCGCGGACCATTGCTGCGATGTCGCGGCCGAGTGGGGACATTCGTATTGCGCCTAGTTCTGAGAGTCCCAGGACGCCTCCGATTGAGTCTTTGCGCTTGTATAGGTCAGCGGAGAGGATGTAGGTGGCTTGCTCGATGTCGTCTGGTACTGAGGGCCATCCCCATTTTGCGGTGACTTCTACTTGTGGGCGGTAGTTGACGGGGAGAGATAGTGCGGTGCCGCCGACGATGGTGAGGTAGTTGAGTGGGCGGCCTTTGGCGAGGGCGGTCATTGGTTCGACGATGTAGTCGGTGTTCAGAGTCAAAGTCTTCTGGTAGGTACCGCTGGAGTCGGGGTTAGTTTTGAGAATGAGTCCAGTTGTGGTGCCGAAGTCGTCGACGATGACGCGGATGTTTCCTACGGGGCGGTATGTGCGAGCTGAGACTGTTGAGTCGAGATAGAAGCGACGATTAGCGATGCGGTCGATGCTTCTGGAGGCGGATTCGATGATGCCTTCGAGGAGTGTGTCTTCGACTGAGTCGTCGATTTTGAGGTATGTCTTGAGGTTTGCGAGAGTGATGTAGCCGTTTGTAATTGCCATTAGGAGCTTCGCTTCTTCTCGGGTGTCTTTGCCTTCGGTTCAGGCTTTGGAGGCTCTGGAGCCTTCCTGACGCGTGTGGCGGGCTTTGTGGGGGTGCTATCCGACTCGGACGGCACATCCACGGCGGGCGGTATGTCCATCGGGCGTCCGAGCCGGATGAGCTCTTGTCGGACGAGGTTGGCGCGTTCGGTCAAGCCTCGGCGGATGTAACCGGCGAGCTCTGTTTCGAGTGCGCGAATGAGAGTCTCTGTGTTCATGTTGTAATCCTAGAGCTCGGCCGATGTGCTCGACCGAGTTCCGAGGGGGATTATTTAGGCCCAGTTGCCAGGGATGAGGCCTGTACCGGTGATGGCCGAGAAGGCTGTCGGGTACTTGCCGGCGGTGTAAGCCGAGAAGCCGAAGACGACGGTCCGGATGGCGATGTTGCCGTCTGGCTGTTCGAATCGAACATACAGAGGTGAGCCGCCGTTGTCTTCCCAGATGTAGGACTCGGAGAAGTCGCCGACGATAACTGCCGACTGGTTTGTTCCGGCTCCCAAGTTTGTTGGCATATTCGCATCCGCGATTACTGGCAAACCGAGAATCTGAAGTCCGCCCATGTCGTACGCTGGACGGTCAAATGTGGCCGCTGCGTTCATTGGGTTTCCTGCGGTGTTTCCGAACTGTGGACGGTTTGTGGTGTCCAGGGCGCGGAGCCAACAACCAATAATCGACGGGTGAGCAACAATGTGAGTCGCGCCTCCGTAGAAGTTGGTCGAGATGTCGGTGATTGCTGCAACGAGCTTAGGGAAGAACTCTGCCCATGTTGCGGTCGAGTCTGTGTAGGTCGTGGCGTTGATTCCTGTTGTGTTCAAGATTCCCAAGTGTTCGCCAGATGAGCCGGAGCCGTTGATTGCGAGGCCGTCAAGTTTTGTCTGGTATGAGCGGACTGCGTCGCCGAGGAGTTGGGTTTCTACGCCTGTTCCGCGGAGGATTGCTTGCTTTGAGAGGTCGAACATTGAGGCGACTGTGTTCACATTGACTGTGAGCAGTGTGTCGTCTGGTGAGGACTCTGTTGGAGCTGAGTTTTCCGATGCCTGGACATAACTGGTGACGCCTGTTGTGAGGCGACCGATATTCAGGGTCATTCCACTTTGTGGAAGTGCTTGGCTTGTTGAGATGTCCAATGTTGGGCGTCCTGCGCGGCGAAGTTGAGCGAAGCTCGAGACGAGATATTGCGGAACGACGAGACCGGCGAAGTTGCTTGTCCCTGAGTCACGCTTTTCCATGCTCTCGCGCTGGTAGCGGGTGATGCGCTCACGGGCTTCGTATGAACCACCGAACTCGGCGGCGATTGCGTCTGCGAGGAAGTCGTTTCCGCTGCGCTCGTGATATGTGGCTTCTTCTGAAATGACGCGAGCTGGAGCTGCTGAGCGAAGTTCAACTACTGAGCCGTCGACTGATGCTGCGAGTTCTGCTGCTTTAGCTTTGCGGATTTCTAGGTCTGAGATTTGCTCAATGCGCTCGTCGAGTTTTTCGATTTCGAGCTTGAGAGCTTGGATGTTTGCCAATTCGATTTCGGTGATGTCGCGGGTTTCGTCGGCGGCGCGTGTAAGCGTTGCGTCGATGAGGCTTGTCTTTGACTGACGATTCTCTTGGAGGTTGGATAGAAACTGATTCACGGAGGTAGTCCTTTTGTCGTGGATTATGGGGACGGGGTGCCTACCTGAGCGTCCGATGAGGTTGCCGCGGTGCGGGTTGCTCTGTTCGGTTCGGTGGGGTGCCGGATAGTCGTATTCTAGTCAACTCTGCGGAGCTGCGCGAGTATTGCTTGCGCTTCGTCTCTGCGGGATGTTGGAGCCATGGTTGGGATGCCTAGGTCTTCGTAGGTTTTGCGGGTCGACGGATTGTTGTCGACGGCTAGGACGATGTCGTGGTTTTCCATAAGGCTCTTAGCGACGCCTTCTTTGTAGGTATTGACATCGCCTCCAGAACTCATCCTAAGTCCGCGGTATTCAAGGCCTATGGAGTCGAGAAACTTGGTTGTCGATTCGCGTTGCGTTTCGTTACGGGCGGTGACGATGATTTTGATTTCGTCTCGAGCGTTGAGATATTGGATGAGTTGGTTGTTGATACCTGACGGGAGCTGGAGTGTGCCGTCAATGTCAACGATGATGGCTGCGGGTCCGGTGCCTTTGCGCATTTCTTCCGGATGGTCAATGCCTTCGGCGATGTATAGCGCGGCGATTTGGTCTTTCGCTTGCTGTTC